TCAGTTGCGCTTCTGGGTAACGTGGAATTGAACCAGACAGCGCAGAACTATCTCAAAACACTGACAATATTGAAGATCGTCAAAGTTGGGTTCATCGGCCAACGGCCGTGCGCGCGCCGCCATCATCAAGGATCCATTGCCAAACATCGGATGCAAATGCCCTGTCTGGCCAACGTGAATGTCGGCCAGTTCAGCTTCGCGCAGCATCGTGGCGCACAGTTGCTCACGGGATGCCGGCGGCGCGTTCAGTAGAACCCGCGCCGCTGCACTGACATCACCATGCAAGACAGGCCGCATAGGGGTTCACCCGATCACAAGGCGTGCCGCAGGACCGGGCCCGAAACTGGCCGAGACTTGGGCCACTTCGACTGTGAAACTGCCTGTTGCGCCATCTGCGACCTTCATCTCAGACAAGTAAGTCCAGCGCGATTCTGACAGGATCTGTTCGCGCACGACCCCGCCGTTAACCCTGATTCTCAGCAAATAGGATTCGGTTTCTTCGCCCAGCGGGACATCCAATCCCTCCCAGCTGTCGCCGTCCAGACGGGTGCGGCGAACCCACGAAATCTGGTCCCCTTGCGCTGTCGCCGTGGCCTTAAGGTGCACCGGAGCATACGGCCGAAGACCATTCCCGTCGAAGGCATGCACCTGATGGACAAAGGACGGATCATCATATGCTCGGGTACCCGGCCCGATGCGGTAGTTTTTGGCCACGCGCCGTTCCGACCGCAACAGCCCGGTCTGAAAAACCCGTTCATCCAGCAGAACAAAGCTCGACCCGTCGGGCCAGACATCCGGCATGGCGGCATCTGTTCCCAGTTGCCCACGCAATCGACCGGTCAGCGCATAGACTCCCTGATCCTCCAACGAAGCCGTAGCGAACTGGAAGAGCTCCCAGTTGCCTGGGGTTCCGTCGCCGATTGCGGCCAGGTTTGCGCCGTTCAACAAAGCCTCGCGTGGGCGCGACTCCAACAGGCCATCAACCAGACGTACGCGCAACGGTGCGCCATCGTCCCAAAGACCAACGCTGGCCCGCCGCAAGGGTGTTTGGGTGGTTCCGATGACAGCTTGCGCAGAGATTACCTCTTGCAGCGCGTAGTCCTCGTCATTGGCGGCCGAATAGACCGCCGCACTGCCCGGCCATGGGTCCGCGGTGACGGCGATATAAGGCGCATGTGGAACTTCCGATCCAGTCAGCAGCGGCAAATCCAGAAAAATGGGGAACACCGGAACCGGGGCGACGAAGGGCTTGGTCGAACCCTTGTCGTCGGGCAAGTCCGAAGGCGCGTAGACGCCCGGCTCTATCCGAACAGCGTCGGCCAACTGCATCTCGGCTTGTTCCAGCCGGTCGATGCGGAACCGAACGCCCTGCTCGTCGCCGTCCAGAGTAACGACATCCCCCGCGCCGATATGGGCCAGTGATGGCGGCAACGCAAAGCGCACGGTCTCGCGCGACACGCGCGCCTCGCTCAGCCAACGTTCAGCCGTCTGGCGACCCTCCGCGCGCGTCATTGAGAGCGGCATTTCGTTGACAGACACCGAATGCGTGCGCGCGTCAGGCAAGACGGCCTCTTCAGCTACAATATCGTGGTCCGAATCCGACTGTACAAAGCGCAGGCGCACGCGGCCGGTCATTTCGGCCTCGGCCTCGCGGCGGTGCTCAATCCCCGTTTCGATATCCGAACTCAGCGCCAGCCTATCCGGATCCAGAGTAGTCGCGCGCTGCCCCTGACGCATCTGGAATCGCAATTCCCCGTCCCGTTCGATCGCATCGAACCCATAGCGCAGCATCAGCGGCTGCAACGCGGATCGCGCGTCCGAGACCTGCTCGATCGCGTAGCCGCGTACAACGCCATAAAGGCGCGAAGTGTCGATGTCGGTGACACCTGCCCCATGGCAAATCTCGGTCACCACCGAGGCCAGCGTTCGCGCTCCGGACCGGCCGTTCAGCCAATGGCCGCGCGGATAGTTTTCGCCGTCGCTCCACTGCTGTTGCAGGTTGGGAAAAATCGGATAAGGCCGCGCATCCCAGGCCCAGACATAGGCGTTGGACAGGTCAATCATCCTACCGCCATAGGTCTCTGAGATCGGATTGTTGTTCCCTTCGGACCAATAGCCCAAAATGGCCCTCAGATACTGTACCTGCATGAAATCATCGCGCAGCCCGTTCGAGTACCGCGGCAGTTTGGATTCCGAGGATTTCGGGTCCAGGAACTTGTTCGGCTGATTGGTCCCTTTATCGATGGCGGCACAGCCCAGTTCAGTGAACCAGATTGGCTTGGACTTGGGCACCCAGGCCGTCCGGTTGGCTTGCCGCACACCACCGATCCGTTCGTGGTGGGGTTGCGACCACCAGTTGCGCAGATCCTTGTACCGCCAGATCCACGGCTCATTGTGATCTTCATCTTTGATGGGGGTCCGTATCTGGGCTTTGGACTCCTCGGGCGAGGCATAGAACCAGTCATATCCTTCGCCGCCTTCGACATTGCCGCGCAGGTAGTCCAGATCGTAGATCGCAGGCGCGCCGGCATTGGCGTCAGCGTGATCCTCTCCGTCGCGCCAATCTGACAGAGGCATGTAGTTGTCGATGCCGACAAAATCGATGTTGTCATCGGCCCAAAGCGGGTCCAGGTGAAAATACCGGTCACCGCGGGCGTCGGCGGGTTGATAGCCGAAATATTCGCTCCAGTCAGCGGCATAACCGATTTTGGTGTCCGGTCCTAGAATTTCGCGCACTTCGGCAGCAAGCGTGCGCATCTGTGCGACAGCCGGAAACCCGGTCGCACCCCGGATCTGGGTCAGGGCCCGCATCTCGGACGCAATACAAAACGAGGTCACGCCACCCGCTGCCTTGCACAGCGCGGCATAATGCAAGATGAACCGGAACAGCCCCCATTCCTGCGGGCCGTTATAGGTAACGGTACCATCGCCAACAGAGAAATCACTTGCGCGCGCCTGTCCAAAGAACTGCGCAACCTGTGCATCGGCCTCGGCGGTTTTGTCAGGCGAGCCGGCGCGACCCGGTGCCGCGCTAAGTGTGATCCTTCCCCGCCATGGCAGGTGCGGTTGATCGGCAGCATCCGACCACGGGTCCGGCAGGCTATTGCCCTTTAGCTGGTCCATCAGGATGAACGGGTAGAACATCACCCGCTTGCCCGAGGCTTTCAGGTGCCGGATTGCCTCGACGACCGACGCGTCGGCAGGCGTGGCCCCATAGATTGGTCGATCATTTTCGAATTGCACAACTGGCGCTGCGGCGCGCGAAACCCCGGATACGCTCCAAGGCATATTCTCACCGTCGAACTCTTTATGCAGAACCTTCGGCTGTACCTTGCACTGGCCACAGCGCAGATCGTCACCAAACCACGAAACAACCAGCGAAACCGCGTCACAGGATGGCAGCTCGGCACTTAGCGCGCGTGTCGAGGTCACCAGATCCGCAACACCCGAAGCCGAATGGACATTCGCAGCCCAGTTTTGCCCCTGACCTTTGGAATAGTTCACCTGAGTACTGGCCAGCGAGTATTCTCCGGTTCCGGGTATCATCGCCACACCGCGCACAATATTGGACACAGCACCCGGCGTATCCGGCAAACCTGGCTGTTCTTGTCGAACGACTTCAAAGGAAAACTGCGGTACCCGGTTCCCGAACGCGGCCAACTGAAAATCTTCGATCACCACATAGGCCGTGCCCCGATAGGCCGGAACCTGTCCTGTGCCCTCGACAGTCTCGATCAGCGGGTCGGGCAGCTGGTCATCTGTGCCCTTGTAGATGCGCATGTTCAGACTGGCGCGTTCCAGCTCTTCACCATCGGCCCAGATACGTGCGACATCGGAAATCTGCCCAGCGCCGACCGCGATGGCCAAAGAGATCGAATAGCTATAGGTATGTGTCGTCGTGGTGGTTGTGGCCGAGCTTGGCCGACGCGAGCCCTTTCCGCCGCGCGTGGATTGCGTCGTGGTGCTGGTGCTGCGGGTTTCCAGGAAATCCGAGGCCCAGATCACCTGGCCTCCAACCCTCATCCGGCCGAAAACAGTCGTGACCGGAGATCCCTCTCCGGTTTCGGTCAGTCGGAAACGGTCCAGGCGTCCGGTTTCCACGACCTCGCTGCCGCCGCCCATCACGGACTGGCTCATCAATCGTTGGTCGATGACCCTGCCCAAGGTCGCGCCGACGGCCCGGCCGATGATTGCCGTGGACAGACCCGCGACAGTGCCACCGATTGAACCGCCAATTGCGGCTCCGGCTGCAGAAAGAACAATCGTAGCCATTTACCTGACCTCCAGCGGAAATGCGAAACAGGCGACAACCCGGCGCTGCCAGGGGCCGCTTAGGGCGTTTTCGACAACGCCGTGCCCGGAATAGGCGTGAATGAACCGGGGAACGGCCCCGGTTTCGCTGACAACGCCCACATGCTTGGCCACGCCACCGTCGCGCATTCGAAACAGCAAGACGTCCCCGGGCTCTAGATCGTCGGGCGATTTGGCCGTCAGGTGGCGGCGCGCAGCCGCCCACATGCGTTCTTCGCCCTGTGGTTCGGACCAGTCCATGCTATAGCTCGGCACCGCCTCGGGCTCTGCCCCATAAAGCGTGCGCCAGATGCCGCGCAACAACCCCAGGCAATCGGTGCCTGCACCCCTGACGGATGCCTGATGCACATAAGGTGTACCCAGCCAAGTACGGGCTTCGCTCACTATGTCTTGTCTTGCGACGCTCATCGTCTGCTGCCCCCCTTGTTCGGGTTGTCTTTCTTGGGAACAGCCATCACCCAGTCTTCGCCCGGCAGGTCAGGAAACCCCTGGAAATTGATGAGGTTGTTGAACTTCTTTCGGCAGGTCTCCATGCGTTTGTCGCAACCCGCCGTTAACCGAACGCGGTCGCCTTTGGCCAAACCGCCGCTGATGCCTGTCCACAAGGTTAGGTTGCGCCCGCCCGCGATGCGCTCGTCCTGTTTGACCGACGCCCAAAGCCCCACGGCCTTGCCGGTAATGACGTCCAGACGACCACGTTCGAACCAAGCTGTATCAGGCGCCTCGGCCCCACGTAGTTGCAGCACGCTGCCCGCTGACAGGCTGACCACCTCGGCTTCAGCCTGAAAGCCCGAAGAGGTCACCTTGAACCGGCAGGACGCGTCGCCCAGAACTGCTGTGCATGGTTTCTGATAGATGCGACCCAAGGGGCGGTTCAACAGATCCGTCAGCCCGCGCAACTCGGCATGGAACGCACCGCCGCCGCGCCGCATTTCACCGATCGAGCCGCGAAACTGCAGTACCCTCTGATCTGTGTCAGCCCAATTGACCAACCATGCGCGGACCTGCGCACCGTCGAACCGACCGGCCTCGATGTCATCTTCTGTGATCGCCGCATCCGACAGCGCTCCCATCGCCTCGGAGTTGTCAATCGAAAGCCCGGTCGCCTGCTCGATTGCTGCAGCGGTCAGGCCCGTGCTGGCCTTGAAGGTCAGCCCGTCAAAGCGCAGTTCCATATCGTGATCGGTGAACCCGTAGACCTGCCCGTCCGAACGCTGAATGGCCCAGCACCGACACGTGGTTGTAACTCCGCTCTGCAGATGCGCCTGCAATCCGTTTTTGTCACCGCTCATCAGACGCGCACCTCGACCACGGGGACATTCGGCACGTCGCCTGCCTGGAAGCTGGCTACGCTGGTCTGAATCTTGTCGGTATCAAAACGCACCGGCACATCGAACTCGAACCCCGCGGTGATCTCGACATCCCGCGGCGGCGCATTTTTGAATGAGACACGACCGCGGGCCAAATCCACCTCGAAATCCACGCCCTCGCGCATTTCGTCCTGCTCAAGGCCCAGTTTCACAGTGCCCAGAACCGGCTTGATGATCGGCCGGACGTATTTGAACCCACCCGAGCTGTAGGTTTTTATCAGCTGGAACTCGGTCGTCTTGCCGTCACCACGCGCGATCGTTTGGTCGGCGTTGCCGACCTCGGCCGTCGCTGCACCGGATTTGAAATCAGACCAATCCTTCCACCGGAACCCGAACATCTGCCCCTGCCGCGCCTCGAAGAACGAGATCAACGTCTCAATGTCATCCAGCGATCGCATCCCAAGCCCTGCGTCATAGCGACGGCGGGAATGGGCCCAAGGCGTGTTGCGTTCTTCAAACCCGTTGGCCAGCGTCACAATATCCGTGCGCCGTTCGGGACCACCAACCGAGCCAAAGCTCAGGCTGGCTGGAAATCTAACCTCGTGGAAATTCATGGCCTGCTCCCTGATTTACCTGTTGCGACTGCCGCGCCCCAACGCGCGGCTCATCTGTGCGGCGATCTGGTTTTGACTGCGGCGGAACCCCTGTACATCCGGTGTGGTGATGTTCATCACCACGTTAACGGCGCGCCCGCCGCCCGAGTTGCGCACACCCAGCTTTCCATCTGGCCCGCGCGCAAGAGGCATGATCGCCTCGGGCCCAGCTTCGCCCATCAGTCCCGTTGCGCCGCGCATGGGAAACATGGTCGGGCTGCTGACGACGCCGCCATTGGCAAAAGGCATGACACGTCCCTGTGAAAAGCTGCCGCCATTGGCAAAGGGCAACAGACCCTGCACCAACCCGCCAACTGTTCCAGCCAACATACCGCCGAAATGATCCGTCACCGGTTTGATCGCCGCCGAATAGGCCGTGCGGATCATCGAGTTTTTCAGAACGTCCAGCGCATCCGACAGGTTCATCCCGTCCAGCACCACGCCATCGAAGGCTTTGCGCAATCCGCTGGACATACCGCGTTCCAGCGTGGCGACATCCTTGCCCGTTTCTTCAAACGCGGCGCTGATCCGTTTCATCTGGCTGTCGAAAGCCGCCGCCATCGAGGCCGCATCGCCAAGCGAGTCGCCCAGCGCCTCACCGCGCTCCTGCAGGTCATCGAACCCGTCACGATCCGTCATCACGCTCTCCTTGTGTTGTGTCCGGGTAGGCCGCCAACAAGGCATCCAGGCCCGCCCGGTTCATTGCGGGCAGGCCTGCGCCCTGTCCCAGCATCAGCTGCAGCTCGGCTGGCGTCAGCCGCCAGAACTGATCCGGCGTCAGACGCAGGCCGGTCATCCCGGCCCGCATAAGGACAGGCCAATTGAACCCGCTCATGCCTGCTCGGGGACCATAAAGGCCCGGGCCAGCAGCTCGGCCGCCGCCCGTGCGCCCGCCATCGGCCCGCCCTCGATCTCGGCCCGCAGCAGGTCGGCGCGGGCCACATCGGCGCCACCGCCCCGCAACCCGGCCACGATCAGCGCCAGCACGTCGCGGCTGGAGTAAGCCCCACCCTCGAACCGCTGAACCAGATCCACCAGCGAGCCAGTGCCCAGTTCCGTTTCCAATTCCGCCAAAGCGCCCAGCGTCAGCTTGAGCACCCGCCGCTCTCCATCGATGGTCAATGCCACTTCGCCCGTCCACGGATTGGCCATCGGATTTACAGCGCCGCAAAGCTCAGCGCGCCAGCGCTGGCCAGGCTCATCTCATAGGTCGCCTCACCGTTATGCGAGCCCGCATATTCGATGCCCGTGACCTGAAATGGACCTTCGACGATCCCGAAATCCGGAATGATGACCTGAAACTCGGGCGTTTCTCCATCAAAAAACAATTGCCGCGTGCGCTCATCCGTTCCGGCGTCCTTGAACACGCCCGAGCCGGAAATCGACGCAGATTTGACTCCGGCACCTGACAGCAGTTCACGCCAGCCGCCCTGGCTTTCCAGACTGGTGACATCCACGCTTTCTGCGTTGAAACTGACCCGCGTGGCGCGCAGTCCCGCGATGGTTTCAAACAGGCCGCTGCCGTTCATATCCACTTTGACCAAAAGGTCCTTGCCGTTCTGGGCACCCATATGCTCACTCCGTTGATAGTTTAGTCGTCTTCCACGCGCGCGCGGAATCTCAGGTCGATCTGGCGGATTGCGCCGCCGGTTCCGGTCCGCCGGGCCGAGGCACGTTCGAACCACAGGCCCACAAGGCGCCCTCGATCCAGGCTGGGCGTGCCCTCTTCCAGCGCATCACAAACTGCACCGGCCAGGGTCTTGGCAGCCCCAAACCCGGCGGCCTCGGACACGACTGACACTGTAAAACGGTGCACTGCACCATTGCCTGACCGATCCGACGCATCGCGCACCTCTTCCGGTCCCAACGTCACATAGGTCTGTGGAACTGCACCCGCTGGAACCGCGTCATAGATCGCGCCACTCGCAAGGGCGCTGACCTGCGCGTTGTCAGACAACAGCTGAAACACCGCCGCCTGTAAGGCTGCTGAAACGCCATAGCTCATGCCGCCACCTCTTCATCTGCGAAACAGGTCAGGTACTGACCACGAGGGTCACGTTCGGCGACCGCGCGGATCACAAAGCGGCGTGCGCCTTCGGTGAACCGCTGATCCGGGGATGGCCGCAAGCCGGACCCCTGCGGAGCGCCCCGGACCACAATGCGGTAGCCTACCCGTGAAACGGGAATACCAGCCACCTTGCGCTCGGCCCCGCTGCGCGCCGTGACCTCGGCCCAGAGGGTGCCAAGCGCCGTCCATGTCTCGGTGAACCCACCTGACCCATCAGCCACACGGACCGGCGCTTCTAAAACGAGCTTTCGGTTTAGCCGCGGCGCCTTCATTGCGTCACCCCAGCACCAAACCGCACAGTGCGGTACCGCTGGATCAGGCTTGTGACCCCAAAAGGCATGCACCCCGCGCCCAGCGCAGTCTCGTCCCGGTATTCGTAGTAGTGCGCAGCCAACAGCAATACCGCCTGCCCCAGATCGGCGGGCAAACCGCCCCAATCTGCGGCCATGCCAGCAGAAAACACGATCCTAACCGAACCGCCCTTGGCGATCTTCGGCAGAAATGTCCCCTTGGGACGCAGCTTTGGGCGCTGACTGTCTTTCTCGGCACGGTACACATCTGTAGCCAGAGCGGTCTGAGCGCCGTCTGCAGCAACCAAGGTCACGCTACTGATCTGGGTGACCGGAGCCACCGGCAACACTTCACCTGACTGGTCCCGCCAAACGTTCAAGCTCCAGGAAAACTCCCGCTCGATCAGGACTTTACCAGTGCGTGCTTCAATCGCTGCAATCGCCGCACGCAGGAAACCCTTCAGTACTTCGTCCTGCACGCTGTCTTCGGCAAATCCCGTGCCCAGCCGCAGATGCGCCTTGAACTGATCCACCGGCAACGCCGCATCCGCGATGGCGGTCTCTTCGATCAACATCATCCATTCACTCCGCAATCTCGGACCCCTCCGGGGCCTCATCCTTGGAAAATGACGGGCACGCGCCGCCCCACGTTGCTCGGACGGAGGGGAGCAGCTAGACAACGCAAGGGATCTCACCCCGGCCCGCGCCCGCCGCCCGAGGGGCCAGCGGCCCCTCGGATCCATCACCACTTAGGCGGCGCCGAATTTCACCAGCTTGATTGCAGCAAAGTCGCTCACGTCGCCGCCCACGCGCTTGGTCGCGTAGAACAGAACATGCGGCTTGGCGCTGAACGGGTCGCGCAGCACGCGCAGGTCAGGACGCTCGGCAATGGTGTAACCGGCCTGGAAGTCACCAAACGCGATCGAGAAGCTGTCGGTGCCCGCATCCGGCATGTCCTCGGCGATCAGAACCGGATAGCCCATCAAGCGCGCAGGCTCACCGGCGGCCAGACCATCGGACCACAGGAACCGGCCATCGCTGTCCTTCAGCTTGCGGATCAGACCAGCGGTTTTCGAGTTCATCACGAACGTGCCGTTAACGCGGTACTGGGCACCCAGCGCATAGACCACATCGACAATCGCATCCGCCTCAACGCCGCCCGCAATACCCGTGGGCACATAGCCAATATTGCCCCAGGTCCAGACATCATTGTCGACCTTGGCGTGATCCAGAATGCCCTTCGGCTTGTCCGCCCCATCGCCCGAGATGAAGGCCGCCGCCTCGGCGCGGGCGAACTTGTCGGCGATACGACCGGCCAGCCAGCCTTCGACATCAAACGCGCTGTCATCCAGCAAACGTTGTGACGCCTTGGGCAGCGCGCTCAACTCGTGAAGCGCAATCGAGATACGGTCAATCGACGGCGTCGCGGTTTCCGTTGCTGCGGTATTCTCATCCGCCCAACCCGCACCAACGTCGGTGTGATCGATCAGCACATCAAACGAGTTGGCCTCGACATTCACCACCGACGCAATCGAACGGATCGAAGCAGTGGACTTTAGCACCGACTTGATAATCTCGGCCGTCTGCGGATCAACCAGGTAGCCACCATCGCTGTTGACCGCACTGGACAAAGATTTCGACTCCATCTCAAGCCCGCGCAGCCCGTCATCCTCGCCCGAACGCACATAGGCATCAAAGGCCTTTTGGTGCGGGGCACCGTCTTCGATCGAGGCCGCAAGGTGCGGACGCGCCGCAATGGTTGATTTACGATCCAGCATGGTCAGTCGCTCTTCTGTCTGTTGCAGTTGGGTTTTAACTTCGGCCTTCAGGCCCTTGAATTCATTCACGAAGCCAGCCATCGCCTGCTTCACCTCCTGAACCAGGGGCGCACCCTCTCCGGTCAAGGCCGGGATCTCGGTCTTGCTCATCAGCACTTCCTTTTCTGGGTGGGTTTGAGGCGCTAGGGTCGCGCCAGCTCCAGCCGGGCGTTGTTGAACACCTCGGCAATACTACGCCAGGTGTTCTCGGCCTCAGGGTCCACGCCCTTGGCCGCCACCCGCGCACTGGGCAGCATCGGGAAAGTCACCAAAGACACTTCCCACAGCTCCAGTTCGGTCAGGACCCTCTGGCCCTTTTCATTCTTCACGGCCCGCCTCGTGCGGTACCCAATGGACAGCCCGTCCATTGCGCCCGCGCGGATCAGCTCGGCCGCCTCGCGACCTTTTTGGGTGCTTTCCAAAAGGCGACCTTTGACCCAAAGGCCGCGGTCATCCTCACGCACCTCATCCCAGACGCCGATGGGCTGCGCCGGGTCATGCTGCCACAGCATTTTAACCCGCTGACCCGCCTTTTTTAGCTCGGCCAATGAGGCGTCATAAGCCCCTTTCTGGACCACATCGCGGCCCTGATCGACCTGTCCGAACAGGCTGGCATAACCCTCAATCACCGCGTCATCGGTGACCGACAGACTGTCGCCAAACCGTGCGAATTTATGTTCCAAATCCATAAACTTCTCCATGTAACCCGCTGAACTCATGGCGTTACCGTCAGAAAGGACTGGAACGCCTGCGCCAGGATCACGGCCGCTACGCCATAAACCGTCAGCCATAACCGTCGCTCCAACCGCTCCATCATCTCTTCGATCTGATCCAAGCGCCTGCAAAGATGTGCATGCTGAATCTCGGCCACTCTCTCATGCGCGGCCAGGCGCAGGCCCGGCGCGCAATCAAACGGGGGATACCCATCAGCCATCCGCGCTATCCGACAGCGCTGGCAGCCCCAGCAGTGCGCGTTTTTCAGCCTCGGTCAGGAACTCGGCCCGGCTGACCCGCGCCCATTGCGCGTCGCGTTCCGCCGACAATGCAGGCACCTGATCCAGATCAGGCTTCAGCATCATCTGTTCGCCCGTGAACCCCGAAAGCCACTCGGACACCGCCGCCGCCACCCGCGTCACCAGAGGCAGCACGGTCAGGCGATAGAACGCCCGGTTGGCCTCCTGATAGTTCGAATAGGTCGCGTCGCCTTGGATCCCCAGCAGCATCGGCGGGACCCCAAAGGCCAGCGCGATCTCACGGGCGGCGGCTTCCTTGGTCTTTTGAAATTCCATGTCCGAGGGCGAGAAACCCATCGGCTTCCAATCCAGCCCGCCTTCCAGAACCATCGGTCGGCCAGCATTGCGCGCCCCGCGATAGTTCTGCTCGATCTCGTCCGATAGACGGCGGAACTGATCTTCGGCCATCACCCCATGGCCATCTCCCTTCCACACCAGCGCCCCCGACGGCCGCGCCGCGTTATCCAACAGCGATTTCGACCACCGAGACGCGCTGTTATGCACATCAATTGCCATCGCCGCCGCCTGCATCGGCGAGAACCCATAGTGGTCATCCTGAGGGTGGAACGATTTGATGTGGCAAATCGCGTCTGTCGCAAACCGATGCTTCTTGCCACCAACCGCGTAGTCATACGCCTTGGGCCACCCATCCGCGCCTGGCACGACGCTCATCCGGTCCGAGCGCAAAACGTGCAGCTCAACTGGCAGTCCTTCTTCAGCCTGAACCGCCTCAACGTAGGCATTGCCCGACAGCAGCAGCTGCCCGAACAGAGCTTCCATCAACTCCGCCCGCCCCTGCGCCGCATTCGGACGGCGCATCAGCGACAGGATCGGATGCGTCTCATAGCGCTGTGCCTGATCCTGCAACACCAAAGGCAGAGCCGCCGCCGCCTCGGCAATCAGTTTGACCGAGCGAAACCCCACCGGGTTCCCCGAAAACCCCGTCCGCGTCAGCGACACCGCATCCCGAGGGCTCCACGCCACGCGCCCGCCCGTCTGCCACGCCACCACAGGACCCGCCGCGCTCGCCTTCGCCTCTGGTGCCTCGCCAGCCGATCCACGACGCAAGAAATCGAATACCATCTGTGCTCCTTTCTGCCGCCGCTCTGCCCGGCTTGTTCAAAGGAGTTATGACGGAAAGAAGTTTAAGGCTTAGGAATGGGGCGTACGGATGATGGGCAACGGGGGACCCTTCCTTCGCAGAGTCCCAAATCAGCCCTTTGCCTTCTTCAAGCCTATCATCACTTCAGGCAACGATTAGAGGTTTTCTGCGCTGCATTCATTGGACAAACTTGTAGATTAAAACCGAGTCTTACTAGTATTCTCCAGAGCGTTAGGAGCAGCCAAGTATGACCCGAGATCAACTAAGCCGAGCAGAGCGCAAGTTGGCTGCGCAGATCACCCTACTGCTTTACAGACGTGTCGCAAGTCAGCTTTCATCGATATCCGGACCCGACCCTGAGTTTCGTTACGCAGGACCTGAAGGCGGTGACTTACTTGTCAAAATCGGGCTTTGCGAAAGAGGTGAACAACCATATGAGTACGTTCTGGTGGTCGATGAATCCGCCGTGATCAAGATGGTTGAAACGCGGAAGGGCCTGACATCGAAAGACCTCAATACTCTTCTGAATTTCTTCTTCCAGTTCTTTATAGCGCATGGCCGAATAGGCTGTCTCAGCAGTACGAGAGAGTTGTTTTCACCAGGCGCAAAACAAGAAACTTTGGCACAAAGCTTGATAGAGAATGGGTATCTCAGTCGTCACGGACAGCAGGTCCAATGGACGGATTACGCTTCTAAACAAATGGAAGCCAACGGTCATTGGGAAGGGGGCGTTTCGCACTACGACGAGCGTACGACCGCTGATAACCTACGCTTTAGCAAGATCTACTCTGAAATGCCTGAGAGCTTGATAAAAATTCTCGCCGAAGCAGCACAAACTCATGGGAATTGGAAGGTTATTGAACTTCTCCCTCGATATTATTGGAACGGCAAGTGGCTTGCTGAGCCAATGTCAAAATATGAAGCCGGTAAATTTGGGCAGCTTGGACTTGTTGTGATGGGACGATTGGTCAATAGGCTAAAGTCGGAACACGGATTCTAAATTCTCAATGCGGACTGAAACTACATTCTACCATGATGCAGCGGCGTTTACTTTAGATGTGAAACACATGACTTAATTTGACTAGCTCAGTCGATTGTACCTTCTACAAACTCCGCACCCGAGGCCGCCGATACGCCCCAGCAGGCCCCACAATCAACTCATGCAGCGCCCAGACCAGCGCGTCGACCCGGTCGGGCGATCCCTGCCCTTCGAACCCCCGCGCGGTCATCTGGCACATCTGTTCCTCCAGCGCGTCAAGCCCGGTCGCATGGCGCACCCGCCCCTGCTCGTACAAGGCCGCCACAGGCTCGGCCCGTGCGACCTTGCCGCGGGATGCCCGCACCGCGCGATAAGGCACCAGAGGATCCACCTGCCGCACGACCTCTTCCACTAGTTGCCCGCCCTGATTGACCTCGGCCACCAGCCGTTCGGCCCCGAACTCGTCCATCGCGTCAATCGCCGCCTGCGCCCAGCCCGCCGGGCCAACGCCTTGCACCGTCCGGTCGGCCAGCACATAGGCCCGCCATTGCTCAGGTGGCCCCTGCACCTGAGCGCCCACGACCACGATCCCGCAGGCATCCGCATCCGACCCAGCTGTTACCGCCGGGTCCAGCGCAACGACGATCCGATCCAACTCGGGCACCTGTGCACAGCGCGCCGCCTCTAGCATCGATCCCGTCCACAGAGCCCCTTCGGCATCCGACAGCAGCACCCCGTCCAACTCCTGCCGCCCCAGCCGCGTGCCGGCGTACCGCGCGCGCACCTCCTCCAGAAACGAGTCCGCCAGATTGGCCCGGTTCGCCTCGGTCGGCGCATGTGTCTGCACGGTCGAGGGCGACGCTAGTAATTCCTTCAATACTTTCACATTGCGCGGCGTGGTGGTCACACACACGCGCGGCTGATCCCCCAACCGCAACGCAAATTGCAGCATGTCCCAAGTCTCACCGGCCTTTTTCCACTTGGCCAGTTCATCCACCCAGGCCGCATCAAACTGCGGGCCGCGCAGCCCCTCTGGATCATGCGCCGAAAATGCCTGCGCCTCGGCACCGTTGGGCCAGATCAGCTTGCGTTCCGATGCCTTCCACTGTGGCCGTCGGTCCGGCGGCGAACACTGCAGTATCCCGCTGTCGCCAAAAATCATAACATCGCGCACCTGATCGAACGTCTCACCGATCAATGCCACTCGGCTAGCCGAACCTTTATCCAATGGCTTCGCCCCTTCGACCACAGAGCGCACCCATTCGGCCCCAGCCCGCGTTTTCCCCGCACCGCGCCCTCCCATGATCACCCAGGACCGCCAGTCGCCCTCGGGCGGCAACTGATGCGGCAGCGCCCAGAACTCGAACAGGAAAGGGAGGGCACACAGCCCCCCCTCCCCGATCTCACTCAGAAATCTATCCCGAACCGCAGCAGGCGCGGAGGCGAGCCAGCCTGCACCCAACCTCAAATCGAGCGCGCTCAAGGTCGAGCGCATACCCCCCTTGGGCAATTCCGGCTTGTCTGTGATGTTGTTCGACAA